CCACGCAACGTTGTAATCAAGTACGAAGGTACTTTAACAGCTACTGATGCAAATACTTACAGTATTGTTATTCCAGCAAACTTAAGTGATTTTGATATCAACGGAGTTAAAGCTAATCGTTTACGTATTAACAAAGTTAACTACGACGTAGAAGACTTATTAACTGTAAACGTACTTTGGAAAGGTGCTTCGGCTAATACTGTGTTCTGGAACTTTGCAGGACGTGGTAAAGTAGAGGCTCGGCATTATGGTGGTATTATTAATAATGCTACTAACCCTACAGGCGAGATTGTTGCTACCTTTGATTATGAAGGTACAGGACAAGTCTTAACATTTACAATAGTTTTTGAATTGGTTAAACAAAAAGTTTAATTATGCAAACTAATCTAGACGCTAAGGAAATTCAACTAGTTGCCACCATCGTTCGTGCTGATGGCACTGTGGAGGAACTTGGCGTTATAGATTACTACCATAAGAACCCAATCAAGATGCTTATTTGGAGATTTAAAAAATGGCTACACTCCTAGTTAATACTGGTCGTGCCATTATTACCAACCGCTTAAATGGCGGCGGCACTACACCCCAATACGTTGGATGGGGTACTGGTGCAGGTACTACTGGTGCAACTGATACAACTTTATTTACTGAAGTACTCCCACGTGTTAGTGGTACAGTATCTCAGGTAACAACTTCTACGACTAATGATACTTTCCAAGTTGTAGCAACTCAAACTGCTGGTACTACTGAGACCATCACTAATGCTGGTTTGTTTGACGCTTCTACATCTGGTAACTTGTTTGTTAAAGGTGACTTTTCTGGTATTGCTTTAACTAGCGGTGACAGCATTCAGTTTACTTTTAAAGTACAATTTAGTTAATAGGAAAATATGGCTTTTATTTTAGCAGACCGTGTTAAGGAAACTTGTAGTGCCCCCGGTACAGGTACAGTTACCCTATTAGGTGCTGCTACAGGTTATCAATCCTTTTCTGCTGGAATAGGAGCTAACAATACTACTTACTATGTCATCGCTGACCAAGGCGGTGCTAACTGGGAAGTAGGGTATGGAACTATAGGCAGCGGTGGTACGACATTAGCTCGTACTACTGTACTGTCTTCATCAAATTCAGGCTCATTGGTAAACTTTACCAGTGGCACACAGGATGTCTTTTGCGACTATCCTGCATCAAAATCAGTCTCAACAGACTATACAAATGCAATTGGCGTAGTATCACCATCATCTGTTAAAGCAACAAGTTTATCTGCACCTTTATCTAACCTTGCTTCATCAAATACCAGCACATTTCAGCTAGGTAGCAATTTAAGTTTTAGTGACACAGGCATCACAAATAACATCGTAGGAAGCACAAATAGCTATTTACAGTCTGTTTTACAAAACACAAATAGTGGCTCATCTGCTTCTGCTGAATACATTGTTTATAACGACCAAGGAACAGCCTCTACTAACTTTGCTACTGTAGGTATCAACTCATCAGGATATAGCGGTACAGGCTCTATAAATGCGCCAGGATACGGTTATTTCTTAACTGGTAGCACAGATTTAGTTCTTGGCACAATCGGCAATAATAAAATTCACTTTGCTACTAATTCACAAGCTACAGATGCAGTAACAATAGGCACAGATAACTCATTAACAGTAAACGGTACTATTACAGGACAGACAGAAGTATTAAAAGGTACTGGTGAGAATTTATTTTTATACAGCCAAGATTTTACTAATGCAAGTTGGGGTAAAACAAACCTCACAGTAACAACTGGAATTACTGCTCCTGACGGAACTTCTACAGCCAATAAACTTGTAGAAAATACAGCAAATGCACAACATTTAATTTCAGAATTTATTACCCCAACAACAGGGCTAACTTATACATATTCTATTTATGCGAAAGCCGCAGAATGGACATCGTTTCAGCTACAGTTAGGCTCTAGTGGACCATTAGCAACATTTAATTTATCTGCTGTAACAGCAAGTCAAACTGGCGGTATTTCTGCAACAATTACTTCTGTTGGCAATGGTTGGTATAGGTGTGTATTAACAGGCGTTTCAAATGGAAACGGAAGTTATTATATTTATAAAAATGCAACCACTTATGTCGGAGATGGCACAAGCGGTATGTATGTATGGGGCGCTCAATTAGAAGTTGGTAGTTTAATTAGCCCATATACAGCAACTACATCTTCTCAAGTTTACGGAACTCCTACCCTATCATTTAGTGGAGTAGCAGGACTAGGACTACAATCAGACGGCTCTCTTTATGTTTCTCCAGCAGGAACAGGAGCATTACAAGCACAAGCTACTACATCATCTACAGTAGGTGGTAATGCTAGGGGTGCTAATGCTGTTGATTGGCAGACTAGTAGAAGTAGTGCTAGTCAAGTTGCTGGTAGCCAATATGCTGTATTAGGTGGTGGCGGCTCAAATACTTCTGGTGGCTATGGTGCAGTTGTTTCAGGTGGTTTAGCTAATAACAATGTGGCGGCTTATGGATTTATTGGTGGTGGTTACAATAATTCTCAAAATTCAAATTATCTAGGTACATACGCAGTTATAGGTGGTGGACAAGGAAATTCTGCATTAGGTATTTATAATACTGTTGGCGGTGGATTCACCAATAGCGGAACTTCTGCTTCTGCTGTTACCACTCAATCAGGCACAATGAATGGCACTACAGCAGTTACTTTGTCAGGCTCTAACGCATCAATTAAAGTCGGTCAATACATTACTGGCACTTCTATTGCTAGTGAAACTTATGTAGCCGCTATTAGCGGAACAGCCCTTACTTTAAGCAAAAACGCCAGCGGAAGCGGAACAGCAACTCTATCTTTCTATACCCCTCATGGAGTAGTAGTAGGCGGTGGAAACAACCAAGCTACAGGTAGTTATTCATTTATCGGTGGTGGTGGTGATGCTGGTACTGCGGCTAATAGGAATGTGGCTAGTGGGGATTGGTCGTTTGTTGGTGGTGGTTATAAAAATACCGCTAGTGGTTTATATTCGTGTGTAAATGGTTCTACAAACACTTCAAGCGGTGATTATAGTGCAATTATTGGCGGTTTAAGCAATACTTCATCAGGTGCATATTCAACTGTTTCAGGTGGAAGAAGCAATACTGCTAGTGGTAATTACTCTGTTGTTGTTGGTGGTAGTTTTGCGACAACAAGAGCGATAACTGGAAATACTGTTTTTGGAGCAGAATTTAGTCCTATAGGCGGCAATGGAGCAACACAATCATCTTTACTTGTTGTGGCGCAACAAACTACAAATGCTACCCCTACAGTTTTAACTTCAGATGGTGGTGCGGCTTCAGGAACAAATCAAGTAGTTTTGCCTAATGGTCAAACAAGCACAGTTACAGTTTATACATTTTCAGTATTAATTTCAGCGCATAATTCAGCAAATACAACTGATATTGCAGGGTGGAAAATAGAAGGTGTAATTTCTAGAGGCAATGGTGTAGGAACAACTGTATTAGTAGGAACTCCATCAGTCACTTTATTAGGAGCAACTACAGGAGCAATAACAGCAGGATGGGGCACTGTTTCTAATGTGGCGGCAGTAGCCGATACTACTTATGGAGCATTACAAATAAAAGTTACAGGTGTTGCAAGCACAACAATTAGATGGTCAGCAACAATTATTAATAACGAATTAGCATATTAAGGAGTAATCATGGCACTAAAACTTAACCTAGCTTCAACTCAATTTGGCGTACCAGCCCCACAAGCCTACGCTAGAATTACTAACTTTTTTGGCACAAAAGACAATATTCAAGTCCAAGTGGCAATTCACTACGACCAGCTTGCCCGAGAAGGCAATATGGCTACAGTCCTAGAACACGCTCACTATATAGCCCTTGAAGATTTAAAAGGTGATTTAATTCCTGCAATCTACGGCGTATTAAAGACTTTAACTCAATATGAAGGTGCGGTAGACTGCTAATATGTCTATTAATACTAACCACACAAACGACACCCTTACCCCTAGCACAGGAGGCATGGCTGTTGCTGGTTTAATTTGTAGCGAACAAGCTATCTCTGTATCGTTTACTTTACCTACAGGTTATAACGCAATGATGGCAGGTCCTGTGACAATTAATACAGGAATAACTGTAACTGTACCTACTGGTGCACGTTTTGTAGTAGTATAATGTTTGGTAAGTCTTCTTTCTCTTCAACGCCTATTTCGGGTCTTTCTGGTGGAAAGTTAGTATTACAAGCTTTGACAGTCGCTGTAACGGCTGTAGTAACAATAATTAAAAAAGCAGGTAAGTTAATTACAATATCATCTGTTTCAGTAATTAGTATTGTAAAGCAAATTAGTAAATTTATTACTGTATTATCAAGTTCTAGCATTACGATTGTAAAGGCTATAACCCATAGTTTAACAGTGTTAAGTACAGTAATAAGTAGTTTAGTTAAACTACCAATTAAGTTATTAAGCGTTACCTCTATTGCTACAGTTAGTTATATAAGAGCAATAGCTAAACAAATAAGCACCATTGTAGAGCATGCAATAGTTGTTTTAACTGAGTCTACGTTTCACCTTGTGGCTTTTGCTGTAAACGTAGTGGCTACAGTAAGCTATAAACGAGCCATAGCGCAGACTTACAGTGTTTTGGTATCTGGACTAGCTACTATACTTAAAAGGCAGCCACAGGTCCTTATAGTGGCTGTAAACGGTACTGTTTCGTACATTAAAGCTATAACCAAGACAATTACTGATTCTGTGACAGCTACAGTATCTCTTGTTTATCACTTTGCGTTCTTTAGGACTATTAGTGTAGCAGTTACCGGGATAGCTAGTTTAGCCAAGACTTTAGGTAAACTTTTAGCTACCATAGTGACTAATATAGCTAGTTTAAATAGGGTTTTAAATAAAACCATAGCTATAGCAGTAACAGCTATTGTTAGCTTAGTAGCTGAATTTGTTAAGATATTTGGTGCAGTAGCGAAGTTTACCTTTATAGTACAGCCTAAAAAGCTGTCTATATCGGTTAAAAGAAATAGTACTATATTAGTGCAAAGTGGTAAAAAAACCTTGCAAATTTATAAAAATCGTGTTATAATGTTATACAGGAAATTAAATGGCTGAGTCCTTTAGTTACAAAATTACTACCGAGTCGGAGCTATTTACCTTTGACTTTACGCAGGTTCTATCGCCGTCAGAGACTATCTCTACGGCTGTTTGTACTGTTATTGTGATGAACGGTGTTGACCCTACTCCTAATAACATTATTGTAGGTTCTGCAGTAATCAATAATCAGACAGCTTCCCAGCGTATTGCTAATGGTGTAAATGATGTTACTTATCGTCTAGTGATGACAATTACTACATCACAGGGTAACACCTATGTTGGCGTTGGTGACTTAAACATCTATACTGCTCCTAACGTATAATGAGTTATTTTTCTCGCTACGATAAAGGTGAATGGTCGGTACTATGCGACGTATGTGGTCGTAAGTTCCGTAACCAAGACCTACGTCAACGTTGGGACGGTCTAAAAACTTGTAGTGATGACTGGGAACCTCGTCAGCCTCAAGACTTTGTAAGAGGTGTTGCTGACTATCAAGCACCAGTTTGGACAAGACCAGAACCTGCTGACCAGTTCCGTACGGTTACTATTATCTATGATGATTATGGTAATCCTTTGATGCCAGCAGTGGCACAGGAAGCTACAGTAACAATCGGAGTACATAAGTTTAGATTTGTACCTACATTAAGTTGTACATCTACCAGTGCAGTATCCATTACAAAAGCAGTTACATTAGGCTCTAAAGTAGTAAATGGATTTGTACTTAATTCTAGAACATTAGGATAACGCATGAGTGTTTTATTTACCAATAATGCAGCAACTACATTAGCATCAGGTATTAATGCCTCTGCTACGTCTTTGACTGTTGCTACAGGAACAGGAAGTTTATTTCCTAGTCCTACAGGTAGTGATTACTTTTTAATAACACTACAAAGTGCTACTGTTTCTAGTACTCTTGAAATTGTAAAGTGTACATCACGTTCTGGAGATGTTCTTACTATTGTTAGAGCACAAGAAGGAACTACTGGTACTGCTTTTTCTACAGGAGACTTTGTACAGCTTCGTATTACTGCTGGAGTAATGAATGCTTTAGAGCAAGCAACTGCTCTTATTTATCCAGTAGCTTCTGGAGCAATTTATGAAAATAGTAATACAATAAGTAGTAACTACACAGTAACTTCAGGTAAGAATGCAATCTCTGCAGGACCTGTAACTATTTCAACAGGTGTTACTGTAACAGTACCTACTGGTTCTCGTTACGTAATCGTTTAAGGATAAATTATGGCTGGCACAATCGTATGCAACACAATTAATACAGATACAGGCTTATTTAGCACTAATAATGCTTATAACGGTGTAGCAAAGGCTTGGGTAAATTTTGTAGGCTCATCAGCAACAATTAATAATTCGTTAAATGTAAGCTCTGTAACTCGTAATGGTACAGGTGATTACACAATTAACTATACAACATCAATGCCTAGTGTTAATTATGTTGTTACAGGATGTTGCCAATATGTTAATACTGGCGGTCAATCAAATCAAAATATTATTTTAAATATTAACGATGGCTCTGGAAACATAGCTACATCATCTGTAAGAGTTTCTACAAAAGCATCAACAACACCATATGATTGTGCAACTGTAATGGTTGGCATTTTAAGTGCATAAAGGATAAATCATGGCAGGAACAATCTACCTAGTCACCAATAATCTGAACGGCAAGCAATATGTCGGTCAGACTATTGTTGCTGGCAATAAGGTAGGTCATGGGACGCTAATGACAAGGGC